AGAAAAGTGTAAACTGGTTCATTCTTACCAGATTTTTTTGTACCATCTAACTCACGTTCTTTTTTCTCTAAGTCGTTTCTTTCGACATTACCTGGCGGTCCAAGTTCTACGTCTCTATAGAAACCAGATACTTGTTGTTTTCTTAATTCGTTTTCAGATATTTTTATTGTATGTATCACCGCTTCTGCATCATCAATACTTGTTGCAGTGTATGGAACAATCAACTCGTCTGCAGGTACAAACTTTGATACTGCTCTTCCAAGTGGCACATCGTAATAAACTTTTTTAAATGTAGAACCTGCAAGTGGTAAATGAAATAACATAGAATCAAACTCTGCTTCGTACTCTTGCATTTGATCCATAATTAGATAGTTCATGAAATCTTTTACACGACTAGCTTGTTGTTCTGTTTGTGGGTTTTTAACACCAATAACCTGTGTTCTAACTGGTCCGTCTGCTGGTAATAATTCTTTGTATGCTTGTGCTTGAAACTGTGTAACAGCTTCAGCAAGAACTGGGTGCGTTGCACCAGATGCTCCTTGAAAAGGTTCTGTTCTGTTTTCGTATTTAAATCCTAGTAAGTCAAGCCCCTCTGTGTATCCTCTCTCCCAATCTTTTCTCGATGCTTTATAGTCCATGTAGTTTTGAACCATCTCATTACCAACTGGTTCTAAAACATCGTCTGGTAAAATATCTGCTAGGTTATCGAAGTGTGATTCTGTTCCCGGTATATTTATAGCTCCCGGTTCAAAGTCTAAGGTTGCACCACCATCTTCTTCGGGTATTACCTCTACAGGTGGTTTATCTACTATCTCTTCCTCAACACTAACTTCTTTAATTTCCTCTTCTGTAGGAATGTCAATTTTAGTTCGAGTGTTAGGGAGTGTTTTATCTATATCTGCCATTTATACTCCTATATTCTCTTAACACGTTTCATCAGACCTTGCAACCCTTGTGAGTTGGGGCCAGATGCTGGTGGGGGTCCTGAATCTACACCAGCTAGTTTAGCTATACCACCGCCTGCTAATGGTTGTAAAACGTCTGCACCTTGTGTTCCATAAATCTGTTCATCTCCATATGTTTTAGCAAGTTCAGATAAAGGAGCATTTCTTAATGAATCTCTGTAAGCTAATATATCTTTTGCCGACACATCTTTACCCTCTGATCTATATGATTGTGCTAAATTTATTGCGTCATTAGTTTTTAATTGCATAAAGTTTGTAGCATCTGAAAATTGTGGAAACATATCTAAATTTAAATCTACTTTACGTTGTTTTGGAAATATACGAGCTGGTTCTGTATCTGTGTAATCTGATATTCCAGGTATACCCTCTAGTTGATCTTTTAATCCAGCTTTTGAATAAATTGATTTAGCTAATTGTGTATCAGCAATTTCTTGTCCTTTTCTATCTATAAATTGCATTATATCGGGCGAAACTGTATTTTCTTGTAACGATTTTTGTGCTCTTTGTAATTGTGCCTGTGTTATCTGTATGTCTGAAGATAAATCACCAACATAACCTTCACCACCTTGATCATTTATATATTCTAAATTTATTAATTTGTTTTGCAAAGAATTTACTAAATTTTGACTGTTTCTAAATTTATCCACAGCTAATTTTTGATCAGAAAATTTACCAAATTTTTCTGCCTCTATGCCTGATCCAAAATCAGTTGCACCAAACGTAAGTGTGTCTATAGATTTTAAAAGAGAATTAGTTGGTTTCTCTCCTAACAAAGTTTTACCAGCAGCTTCTAATCCTACGTATGCGAGTTCTGGTATTATACCATATTTCATAAGCCCACTTATTACCGCACGACCACCTCTTAAAAGTTTTGCTGCATCTTGCACTTGATCTGCTGTTTTAAATTTACCATCGTTAAAATTTTTTGCACCACTTGCAATACAATCATTAAAACTAGCAGTTCCAGTTGCATAACCTATTCTACCACCATCTCTTTTTTTAGGACCAAACTCTACAGCGCACGAACCATCACCAAGTGATGCTAAAAGAGTTTGAAAATCCTTAAATCTAGTTAATTTAGTTTCTTTACCAACAGCTTCCACAACTGATTTTGCTGTTGGTTTTATTCCTAAAGTTTCTCCTTCAATAATTTTAGTTATGCCACCTGGTTGTTTATTAATTTCAGAACTAAAAGTATTTAATGCCTTATTTCTAGCAGCAATATTATCACCAGCGTTTCTTAATTGTCTTTCTAAAGTCATCTCTAAATTATTTAATTTATTATTTGCGGATGCTAATGTAACTTCATTTTTCCAAAAAGCGTTATTAAGATCAGGGTGTTGGACATTTACACCACTATTAATATAATTTACACCATCATTTAATCTTTCTTGCACTATGGTTCCTAGACGAATTGTTTTACCTTTTGAATCTTTAAAACTTAAATTTTTTATATCATCTTTATTTCTATATCCATTGATAGCATTTTTATAAGCACCTTTGCCTCCAACAGATTTTTGATCTAAATATTTTTCAAAAGTAATTCCTTTACCTTTAATACTATTATCTAATTTTACAAATTGTTTTGTGACTGTATCATAAAATTTTATTTTTTTATAAGCACCACCAACATCCCATCTTACTTTACCATCTACTTTTGGGAACTTATCTTTAGTTAACAAATTACCTTTTTCATCTACAAGTAAAAATCTTTCTTGTCCTAATTTTTGTGATGATCTAAACATATCTCTCCAAACATTTTCTTTATAATTATTTCCGGGAGGAAACCTTCCTTTCTTTGCAAAATAATCGTTTAGTTTTTGTTTATATTTTTCAGGATTTTTAATTTTATCTTGTCTGGCCCACTCTAATTTTTTTTCTCTAAATTCTTTGTCTGTTTCATATTTTAATCTACGATTTTCTAAAATTTCACTTCTTCTACTCGCATACAATTCTCTATCATATTCTTTTTTTTCAGATAACAATTTAGGATTAGCTTTTATTTCTTGATATTTTTCTGTGGCTTTTTTTAATTTAGTTTCTAGTCTTCCAGGTTTTAAATTTCTTGCAATATCGTATTTAGGGTCTCCTTTTGGAACACCATATGTATGTCCCTTTGGATTTTTTTTAGGATCATAAAAATTCCATTTTTGTCCGGGCTTTAAAGTAATTTTATCTTTTATTTTTTTAATAGTGTCTTTGTCTAATACCTTTTTATCCTTACCAGCATATCCTTGCCTCACACCACCAAAACCTGGTTGCACTAGCATACCACCACCGGCCATGTCTTGTCTTGGATTACGTAATACAAATTCATTGATAGCTTCCATTGTTTCAAGACTTTCTTTTTTGGGTGGGATAGGTGCTTGACTTGCAGGAAAAACATCTGGAAGATCTGGTTTAACTTTCTTGATCCTTGTCAGGTAATCCATCGCCATTCTAAATTTTAATGGATTCATTATTCTCCTAACATCATTGCAACGCCACCAGACGCTAATCTACCTCTTGCAATTTCTTCTAAAGTTCTTTGATCAAGATTACCACCACCTTGACCCACTTCTTCTACAATTTCTTGAATACTTTCTGGCTCAATACCGTCTTCAACATCTTTCATCTTACCCTCTGGATCTGGTCTAACTGTAAGTTCTTCATATTCATCTGGCGGTGTTTTACCTTTTGTCATTTCATCAGCTTGACCTTTTCTAAGCACCATCACTTCTTCCTCGTAACCAAACTCAGGATCTCCTTTTCTTTTTACGATTGTCATATCACCTGTCGTTAGATCTTCTTGTAGTGAATAATTTTTATAGTCAATTTCTCTAACTCTTTCTCGTGGACCTAATTTTGACTCTTTGCCTAACACTTTAATTTTTGCTGCTAGATCAAAAAAGTATTCTGGTGGTTGTCCTGCTGTTGATTTAGTTGCAACCTCTGCAACTTTAGCTGCAGGTTTTGCACCTTTAAAAAATTTACCAATAAAAGGTAGTGATGCTATACCACCCATAATTTTTATAAACTGTCTTCTAGACATTCCACCTTTTTCAAATTTTTTTCTAAATTCAAATCCTACACCTCTTCCTTGTTTACCTTTACCTGCACCAAAATTTAATTCACCACCTAACAAGTCTAATCCACCACTTATTTGTTTATCGCCTGAACTGTCAAAACCAAATCTTAGTCTACCTTTTTCAGTTAATGGAATCTCAGCCATATCAAGTGGTCCAATTGATCTTTTAATAATTTCTTTGATAGCTTCTTTAACGTAAGATGTTTCAAACTCTTTGTCCATAGCTCTTTCTTCAGGATTAAGAACTATACTTGGTGCTCCACCATTATCAAACCCTGCACGTCCGCCATCT